GCGCTCGTTAGACATAACAACCACGATGGGCTTGCCATTCTTGAGAACGAATGCAGTTTTATCTCCGTCAGCTATTGCGGTCAGTATTTTGGATGACTGGCCTTTCAAGAAATCACCAATATTGTGATGCTCCATCGGTTCTATCGGTTTTTTGTCTGGCACTTTCAGACCCTCCTTCACCGTGCATAGTTTTACATATAGTATTCTATCAAAATGTAATTACAATTGCAATACCTTTTGCAGGTCTTTTTTGTGAGCAAATTGCAACTCGGTGCATACGTTTTTTAAAATTCATCAAAAAAAGATTCACACGGCGTGTGAGTTTTAGGCGGCGGCAGTACGGCAGTAGATGCCTGTACTACCGCCGTTTTTTGCGCTCTAATGCAAAAACGGGCGGTCTTTAAATGCCAAAAACCCGCTATTTTACTGGCTTTTTGGCTCACACGCCACGAGAGGGAATCATCTCCGATTTTTATTAGGATGGGGTCGAGCTGGACGCGGACAGGCGTTTTGCTCGGCCCCTTTTGACGTTCAACCCAAGCCTGCCCAGACCTTCATATTCACAAATCACAAGGAGGAAAATCTAATGAAAAATCAAGCAAATCAAAGCCCAGACCGCGAGTACAAGGTCTACATCCCCAGCACCCACCAATTCATCCCGGTGACGAAGGATTTTTACTACGAGTACTACCGTCCCATCTGGCGCACTCAGAAGGAAGCACAGAAACGCGGTCAGTGCATGTGCCCCAAAAGCAAGCTGTGGTGCTGCGACGGCTGCTGCCTCGACTGCCCGTATCATGCTCCTGGAAACGTATGGTCACTTGAATATGAGCAGGAGCTCATGGGGGACAAGCGTGAAGACCCCAGTGCTGATATTGAATCAATCGTGACCGACAAAATCGTACTGCAGCAGCTTTTTAAGCGGTTGGACGAGCTCTTTCCCGAAGCCCGTCGCATCGGCGAGCTTCGTATGGAGGGTATCTCGGACCGTGACATTGCAGACATTCTTGGAATGCCCCGCAGCACCTTCAGGTCGCGTCTCGAAAAAGTTGAAACTCTGCTCCGTGAGGAGTACGGCGACATCATCTAATTACAGAAATCTCCGGCCGCCCAAATACGGTGGTCGGAGATTTTTTCAAAAAAGTTTTTCAGATTTTCGTCCAAACAGGCCTTTTCGTTCCAGTGAGTTGTGAAAGCGATACACAACCGGCTTTCAGAACGGAGGTGAAACGAATGTATCAGTCCCAAACAAAATTCCAGAGCTGCACCGCAGACGAAGAACTCGTCGATGTTCTCGCCGCAATCAGCGTCGTATCCATGCGACTGGCAAGAAAACTGACCTTGCTATCCACACAGAGTCAATCTATGAAAGGAGAAAAAACAGATGAGCAAAATGAGCGAAATGGCCGCAACCATCGAAGACCTGCGCAGTGCCGCTGCCGCTATTAATGAAGCCGCCAATTGGCTTGAAGAGCAGTTCAGCGGCGACGAACCTGTACCTGAAGAAACAGTTTCCGCCGAGCCTGTACTTACGCTTGAAGCGGTCAGAGCAGTCCTTGCGGACAAGTCCCGTGCGGGTTTCACCGCTCAGATTCGCTCTCTGTTCCAGAAGTACGGTGCCAATAAGTTATCTGAAATTGACCCTACCCGGTATGGGGGGTTACTTGCCGATGTGGAGGGACTGAACGATGCCACCTAAAGGACACGCACTTCTCTCCGCCTCCAGCTCCGAGCGTTGGTTACATTGTCCTCCTTCAGCTCGCCTCTGCGAGAGCTATGACGACAAGGGCAGCGATTACGCCGCCGAAGGCACCGACGCCCATACGCTCTGTGAGTATAAGCTTCGACAGGTGCTGGGTATGGAGGCCGAAGACCCAACTGAAAACCTCACCTGGTTCAATGAGGAAATGGCCGACTGCGCCACCGGCTATGCCACTTATGTTCTCGAACAGGTGGAGGCTGCTAAGCAAACCTGCGCCGATCCTGTTGTCATGATCGAGCAGCGTGTAGACTTCTCCCGCTGGGTAGCATCCGGCTTCGGTACCGCAGATTGCCTTATCATTGCAGACGGCGCCCTTAAAATCATCGACTACAAGCACGGTCGTGGAATCATGGTCGATTCAACCGAAAACCCTCAAATGCAGTGTTACGCCCTCGGTGCTCTGGAACTGTTCGACGGAATCTACGACATTGAAACCGTTCGCATGACCATTTATCAGCCACGCCGCGATAACATCAGCACATACGAGCTCTCGAAAGATGAACTTTACCACTGGGCAGACGAGGTACTAAAACCTACAGCCGACCTTGCTTTCGCTGGTGATGGAAACTTCCTCTGCGGCGAATGGTGTGGCTTCTGTAAGGCAAAGCACGACTGCCGTGCCAGAGCTGACGCCAATATGGAGCTTGCCCGTTATGACTTCAAGCTGCCGCCGCTGCTTACAGACGAAGACATTGAAGATATCCTCTCAAAGGTCGATAACCTTGTCGCTTGGGCGGCGGACATCAAGGAATACGCATTGCAACAGGCAATCAGCGGCAAAGACTGGACCGGATATAAGCTGGTCGAGGGCCGCTCCAACAGGAAATATTTGAGTGACGCGGTTGTCGCCGATGTTGTTGAGCATGCCGGCTTCGATCCGTATGAGCGCAAAGTGCTCGGCGTCACTGCCATGCAGAAGCTGCTCGGTAAATCCCGCTTTGATGAACTTCTCGCGGCCTACATTGAAAAGCCGCAAGGTAAACCCACTCTCGTGCCGGAGAGCGATAAGCGCCCGGCCATGAACACAGCCAAAAATGATTTTATGGAGGAAAACGATTATGAATAACAACACAAACAAAGTAAACAACCCCATGAAGGTTATTACCGGCCCCGACACCCGCTGGAGTTATGCGAATGTATGGGAAGCCAAGAGTATAAACGGCGGTACGCCAAAGTTCTCTGTCAGCCTTATCGTTCCCAAGTCTGACACAAAGACCGTCGCCAAGATCAGGGCGGCAATCGAAGCTGCATACCACGACGGCGAGTCTAAACTCAAAGGCAACGGCAAGTCTGTGCCTCCGATGGCAGCACTCAAAATTCCTCTCAGGGACGGAGATTCTGAGCGTCCTGACGATCCTGCTTATGCCAACTCTTACTTCATCAACGCAAACTCTGCCACTGCTCCCGGTATTGTCGATGCTGACCGCAATCCTATTCTTACCCGCTCCGAGGTTTACTCCGGTGTTTACGGCAGGGCAAGCATCAGTTTTTATGCCTTCAATAGCAATGGAAACAAGGGAATCGCATGTGGTTTGAACAACCTGCAGAAGGTATGCGACGGCGAGCCTCTCGGCGGCAAGACCAGTGCTGAGTCCGATTTCGCAACAGACGATGACGACGATTTTCTGAACTGAGAAAGAAAGGGTGAAAAGCTATGACAACCTTACAAACCATCTTGTTGACCGTCCTTATTGCCATCTGGCTCTGCTTCAGCATTGTATTCTTGATCAATGCGATTCAGAGTGCAGTGTATGACCGCAAGCGTGAAAAGCGCGAAAAAGCACAGGCCGTCCGTGATAAGGAATACCATGAGCTGCGCATGAAGGAAATCAGCAAGTAACAGTATCTATGAGGGCGGCAGAGACATTCTTTGCCGCCCTCTTCTCAATAAAGGATGGTTGATTATGAAAACACTCAGTATAGATATTGAAACCTATAGCAGCGCCAACCTCGCTAAGAGCGGAGTGTACCGCTATGCTGAAGTGCCGGACTTTGAGATTCTTCTGTTCGGCTATTCCGTAGATGGTGGCTCTGTTCAGGTCGTTGACCTTGCTTGCGGCGAGAAAATACCGCCAGAAGTGATAGACGCGCTCACGGATGAAACGGTGACTAAATGGGCCTTCAATGCAAATTTTGAGCGGGTCTGCCTGTCTCGTTTTCTTGGACTGCCGACCGGCGAATATATCAACCCTGCCTCGTGGAAGTGCTCCATGATATGGGTGGCTACAATGGGGCTTCCACTTTCGCTGGAAGGTGTCGGTTCGGTGCTAAAGCTGGATAAGCAGAAGCTCACCGAGGGCAAAGACCTCATTAAATACTTTTGCCAGCCTTGTGCTCCGACGAAATTCAACGGTCAGCGCACCCGCAATTACCCGTACCACGCGCCGGACAAGTGGTCGGCGTTCAAACAGTATAACGCCCGCGATGTTGAAACGGAGATGTCCATTCAGGAAAAGCTCGCAAATTTTGTGCTGCCGGACAGTGTATGGGATGAATATCACCTTGACCAAGAGATAAACGACCGAGGTGTAGCGATGGATATGACGCTGGTGCAGGAGGCCATTGCTATGGATGGTCGCTCCCGTTCTGAGCTCACCACCGCCATGAAGCACCTGACCGAGTTGGAAAATCCGAACTCTGTGCAGCAGATGAAAAAATGGCTTGCTGACAACGGCATGAAAACCGACACGCTTGGCAAAAAAGCTGTTGTCGAGTTACTCAAAACTGCACCTCCAGTGCTTTCAAATGTCCTTTCCCTCCGCCAGCAGCTTGCCAAATCGTCGGTACGAAAATATCAGGCGATGCAAAACGCAGTCTGCTCCGATGGTCGCGCCCGTGGGATGTTTCAGTTTTATGGAGCCAATCGCACAGGACGCTGGGCAGGCAGGCTTATACAGATGCAAAACCTACCTCAAAACCATTTGGAGGATTTAGCCGAAGCCCGCGCCCTTGTTAGCTATGGCGACTTTGATGCGCTGGAAATGCTCTACGAAGATGTACCAGACACACTGTCGCAGCTCATTCGCACAGCATTTGTGCCAAGAACCGATGCAAAGTTCATCGTTTCCGACTTCAGCGCCATCGAGGCCCGAGTAATCGCATGGCTCGCCGGTGAACAGTGGCGGCAGGACGTGTTTGCCAAAGGCGGCGACATCTACTGCGCCTCAGCAAGTCAGATGTTCAAGGTGCCGGTTGAGAAGCATGGTGTAAATGGCCATCTGCGCCAGAAAGGCAAAATCGCCGAACTTGCCCTCGGTTATGGTGGCTCAGTTGGTGCGCTCAAGGCAATGGGTGCTCTTGAAATGGGGCTTGCTGAAGATGAGCTTCCTCCGCTCGTTGATGCATGGCGGCAGTCCAATCCGCACATTGTAAAACTCTGGTGGGACGTTGACCGCGCCGCTATGGAGGCAGTTCGTCACAAGCATACCAATGAAAGCCACGGCATCGTTTTTACCTGCCGGAGCGGGATGCTGTTCATCACACTTCCATCTGGTAGGCAGCTTGCCTATGTAAAGCCGCGCATCGGGGAGAACAAGTTCGGCGGCAATTGCATTACTTACGAAGGTGTCGGCGGCACGAAGAAATGGGAGCGGCTGGATTCTTATGGGCCAAAGTTCGTGGAAAACATCGTTCAGGCTACAGCCCGCGACATTCTCTGCTACGCCATGCAGACGCTTCGGTGCTGCTCGATTGTCATGCATATCCACGATGAAGTAGTAATCGAAGCCGATACGCACATGTCGCTGGATGCTGTCTGCCAACAGATGGGTCGGACGCCGCCATGGGCAAAAGGGCTGCTGCTCCGTGCCGATGGCTACGAGACAGATTTTTATAAAAAAGATTAAAAGGTTTCGTCCAAAGTGGGCTTTTTGTTCCAGTGAGATTTAGAGGTGGACAAAAAGTCCGCCGTGAAAGGAGTGTTCCTAATGAGTATAGACAAATACAACAGTGAGGGCTATTACGACTCAACTGCCTATGAAGCAATGTCCATTATTGAAAAAGAGGAACGGGCGCTTCGAGCATTCCGGCCTATCATATATATTTGCTCTCCATTTTCAGGAGATGTGGAAGGTAATGTGAAAGCCGCGCAGGGCTACAGCCGATATGCCGTGGACAATGGCTACATTCCCGTCGCACCGCACCTGCTGTTCCCACAGTTTCTAAACGATGATAATCCCGCCGAACGCCAGCTTGGGTTGTTCTTCGGAAACGCCCTGATGAGCAAATGCTCAGAGGTATGGGTGTTCGGCAGCATTATCTCGACCGGTATGGAGGCTGAAATCAAAAGAGCCAAGTGGAAGAATTATCATTTGCGCTACTTTACCGAAAACTGCGAGGAGGTGCAGGTTTGATGTTCACCATTTATCATTCTGATTTTATCGGCAACCCCGGCAATTGCTCCTATCCTCACAAGGTGGAAATTACCGATTCAGCATCACTGGCTGCTGCGGTCGGTCGAGACTATGTGTGCGCAGAGTACAAAAATAACTATCGAAACGGCGATAACTTCATAGGCAGCGACTGCCTGCCGGTGGACTGTGATAACGACCACTCGGAAAACCCTGAAGATTGGATTCTGCCAGCCGATGTTATGGAGGCGTTTCCCGGTGTGACCTTTGCCGTTCACTACAGCCGGTCCAATATGCGCGAAAAGAACGGTAAACCCGCTCGGCCGAAGTTCCATGTTCTTTTTCCCATCGACCACATAGCAGACGCAACTTGCTACAGCGATATGAAGAAGCTGGTCAATGCCATCTTTCCGTATTTTGACACCAAGGCGCTGGATGCTGCTCGTTTTTTCTTCGGTACCAATTCGCCGGAGGCTGAGATTTACAAAGGCAGCATGAACTTAAGCGAGTTTTTGGAAGGCGATGATTTCGATGTGGATATGACCAGTGGTCTTCGTGCCAATCAGGTCATTCCAGAAGGTAGCCGTAACGCCACTATGTCCCGCTTCGCCGGTCGTGTCATTAAAAAGTATGGTGACGGTGACGCCGCTTACCAGTGTTTTCTGGAAGAAGCCGCGAAATGCTCTCCACCGCTTGGGGAACAGGAGCTATTTACCATCTGGCATAGCGCCCAGCGCTTCTTTGCAAAGGTTCAACAGCAGGACGGATATGTACCACCGGAGGTGTATAACGACCCGGCGTCATATAAACCCGGCGATTACTCGGACGTCGGACAGGCAGAAGTGCTGGCAAAATACTTCTCCGGTGAATTGCGCTACTCTCCGGCTACGCACTTCATCCGCTATAACGAGCACTATTGGCAGGAAAGTGAGCCCGGCGCACAGGCCGTCGCCCATGAGCTGACCCGTCGCCAGCTCACGGAAGCCACGAAAGACCTGCAATCGGCGATGAAACTGCTGACGGAAAACGGCGGTCAAGAAATCGTCGAGAATACCTCCAAGGCAAAGGCTGAGTCTCTTATGAACGACGCGCAGCTTGAAGCATATCGGGATTTTCTTGCAGCCAAGGCATATCAGTCCTTTGCCATTCGTCGCCGGGATTCCAAAAATATCACCGCAACGCTGAAAGAGTCTCATCCCATGCTGGAGATCTCGCCGCGTGACCTTGATACCGACTGCTTTCTACTGTGCACGCCCGCTGCTACTTACGATTTGAGAAAAGGTATGGTTGGAACCAGAGAACATTCGCCGGAGGATTTTATCACCAAAATGACCTCGGTCTCACCCAGCAACAAGGGCGAACAGCTTTGGCTGGACAGCTTAAACCTCATCTTCTGCGGCAATCAGGAGCTTATCGACTATGTACAGATGATTTGTGGACTCGCTGCCATCGGTAAGGTTTATGTGGAAGCTCTGATTATTGCTTACGGCGGCGGGCGCAACGGTAAGTCCACCTTCTGGAATGCAGTCTCCCGTGTACTCGGCCTTTACAGCGGCAACATCTCTGCTGACACGCTGACGGTCGGATGCCGCCGTAACATCAAACCCGAGATGGCCGAAGTCAAGGGCAAGCGACTGCTCATTGCGGCTGAAATGCAGGAAGGCGCAAGGCTTAACGATTCTACTGTCAAGCAGCTTTGCTCCACAGACGATGTTTTTGCTGAGAAAAAGTACAAGGACCCATTCAGCTTCACGCCCTGTCACACGCTGGTCCTCTATACCAACCACCTGCCAAAGGTCAGTGCCTCTGATGACGGTATCTGGCGCAGGCTGATTGTCATTCCATTTGATGCCAAGATTGAAGGTAGCGGCGATATCAAGAACTACGGCGAGTACCTTTATCAGAACGCCGGTGAAAGCATTCTCGCGTGGATTATTGATGGTGCCAAAAAAGTCATTGCGCTGGATTACAAAATTCCGGTACCGGAATGTGTGCAGAAAGCCATTGCGGAGTACCGGGCGCAAAACGACTGGTTTGGCCATTTTCTTGAGGACAAATGCGAGCTTGATGCGAGTTTTCGAGAGAGCTCCAGTGCACTGTATCAGTCGTATCGGAATTACTGCATTGACACCAACGAGTATATCCGCAGTACCACAGATTTCTATTCTGCACTGGAGGCTGCTGGGTATGGCCGTATCAAGGTCAAAAACAAGCGGTTCTTTACAGGACTGAGGCTAAAAATCGACGACGGAGATTTTGAGGATTTCCTGAACTGATGGACTATGGGGTAACCTCGATAAAGGTCATATACAAAAAGTCTCTTAAGACCTTAAAAAATAAGCCTAAGAAAAGTTTTAGAAATGACCTGCACCGAGGTTACCCCTCCTTAAAAATTCCTGATGGAGCGTGAGAATATGAGAGAAAAAGCAATTGAGAAAAAACTGGTTCAGGAAGTCAAAGCGGTTGGCGGTATCGCACCGAAGTTCACAAGCCCTGGCTTTGACGGTATGCCCGACCGCATCATACTTTTACCGAGTGGACACATGGGTTTCGTGGAAGCAAAGGCTCCCGGTGAAAAGCCGAGACCGCTGCAATTGGCAAGACACAAATTACTACGAGGGCTTGGTTTCAGAGTTTATGTTTTGGATGACGAGCGGCAGATTGGAGGAATTCTTGATGAAATACGAACCACATAACTACCAAAAATACGCTATCGGCTACATTGAGGAACACCCCATCGCCGCCGTTCTGTTGGATATGGGCCTTGGCAAGACGAGTATCACGCTGACGGCGCTGAATGATCTGTTGTTTGATAGCTTCCAGGCGCACCGCATTCTTGTGATCGCCCCGCTGAGAGTGGCACGGGACACATGGCCTGCTGAAGCAGATAAGTGGGACCACCTGAAGAACCTCATCTGCTCCGTAGCAGTCGGCACCGAAGCAGAGCGCCGTGCAGCACTGATAAAACCAGCCGACATTTACATCATTAACAGAGAAAACGTCCAGTGGCTCATTGAGGAAAGCACGCTGCTGTTTAGCTTTGATACCATCGTGATTGACGAGCTGTCCTCCTTTAAGAACTACCAAGCAAAGCGCTTCCGAGCGTTGATGAAGGTTCGCCCCACGGTAAAACGCATCATAGGATTAACCGGAACGCCAAGCAGCAATGGCCTCATGGATTTGTGGGCTGAATTCCGGCTTCTGGATATGGGCGCTCGCCTCGGACGGTTCATCAGCCACTACCGGCTTGACTACTTCATGCCGGACAAACGCAACGGACAGGTCATCTTTAGCTACAAACTGCTGCCCGGAGCCGAACAACGGATCTATGACAAAATCGCTGACATCACCATCTCTATGAAGTCAACCGATCTTCTGAGAATGCCGGAGCTGATCAGCAGCGAATTCACCGTCCACCTCTCCGAAGAGGAGCGCCAACGTTATGATGATCTGAAAAACGATCTCGTACTGCAGTTCCCGGATGGCGACATCACCGCCGCAAATGCTGCTGCTCTCACCGGGAAGCTGTGCCAGATGGCAAACGGTGCGATATATACCGACGACGGCGGCACACTTACCATCCATGAACGAAAGCTGGACGCGCTGGAGGATATCATCGAATCTGCTGGTGGCAAGCCGCTTCTTGTGGCTTATTGGTTTAAGCATGACCTTTCCCGGATCACCGAGCGGCTGCACAAGCTCCATGTCCCGTTCTCCAAACTGGACAGCACCGACAGTATCCGCAGGTGGAACACCGGTGAACTGCCCGTGGCACTAATCCACCCCGCCTCCGCCGGTCACGGGCTGAACCTTCAAAGCGGCGGCTCCTGCATCGTTTGGTTTGGGCTGACCTGGTCACTGGAATTATATCAGCAGACCAACTCCCGACTCTGGCGGCAGGGCCAAAGCGCCGAAACGGTTGTGGTGCAGCACATCGTCGCCAAAGGCACGATCGACGAGCGGATTTTGAAGGTGTTGTCCAAGAAGGACAGCACTCAGGCCGCTTTGATAGAGGCGGTAAAGGCCGAAGTCTCAGTAAACTGAGACAGCACATCTGAGAAAATCTATGACAATCCGTGCCAATCCGAGAGAAGTAAAAATCGGAGGTACAGATTATGAACAACCCCTATGAGAACCTTGCAAACGCCATTGTGCTGCAGGCCGTGAAGGATTACCGGCTTCACGATGACGAGCGTGAGCTTGCCAGCATTGAGCGTTTCTTCCGTTCCGGTTGGTTCGGTGTGTTGACCGGACTTGACCCGGAGCTGCTGATCTCCAAGCTGAGAAAGGAGAAGATGTGCTATGACTACTAAGATCTACCTTTCTCAGGCGCGTTACCTTGATATGCGTATCAAATCAAAGCTACAGCAGATCGATTCACTGAATGAGCTGGCAACAACCTGTACGTCAGTGCTGACCGGTATGCCCCGCAATCCCAGCGGTTCAATCTCCCGAATGGCAGACGCCATTTGTAAAATTGTTGACCTGCAGAATGAAATCAACCGTGACATCGATAAGCTGGTTGACCTCAAGAAAGAAATCATGGGCGTCATCAAAGCAGTATCCAACCCGGAACACCAGACCCTTTTGGAGAAGCGTTATCTCTGTTTCCTGTCTTGGGAGAAAATTGCTGTGGACATGGGTTATGACCTGCGATACACACATAAGCTCCACAACTGGGCGCTGGAGGAATGTAGCATTCCCGCTTCGCCGGAAGTGGACACGAAAAGACACTGAAAGACACCTGCCACTTATGATAGTATTATAATCAGGAAAGCAGAATGAAGATGAGCCTTGTGTGAGTAATCCCGCAGGGCTTTCTTTATGCCCCGAAGGAGGTGAACCCGTGCCATACAAACCAAAGCGTCCCTGCGCCTACCCCGGCTGCGGTCGGCTTGCTATACGCGAGCAATACTGTGCCGAGCATCAGAAGGTCATGGACAAACGCTACAACCAACACGAGCGCGACCCTGCCTCCAACAAACGATACGGTCGTTCGTGGAAGCGCATCCGTGACCGCTACATCAAGGCGCACCCGCTCTGCGAGGAATGCCAGAAGCAAGGCAAACTGACGCCTGCCGAGGAGGTTCACCACATTCTTCCGCTCTCAAAAGGCGGCGGCAGTAATGCGGAGAACCTCATGGCTCTTTGCAAAGCCTGTCATTCCCGTATCACCGCGGAGAATGGCGACCGGTGGGGACAGGGATATTGAAAGAGGCATCGTCTACATTTTGGTACGATGCCTCAAATCAATCTATTTTTTATTACCCACCCCGGTGGGGGTATCAAAATCTCTAAACCCTATTTAAGCGGACAGCGGCGTGGGGCTTCGTGTTGAAAAACGCGGTTTCAAACGGGGTAATAACCCCCTCCGCGAATGTGAGGTGAACAATTTGGCAAAGGACGGTACAAACCGTGGCGGTGCCCGTGCCGGCGCGGGGGCGAAAAAGAAACCTCTTGCAGATAAAATCGCCGAGGGCAACCCCGGCGGCAGGAAGCTGACCGTCATGGAGTTCTCGGACACAGCGAATTTGCAGGGTCAGGCGATGCCGGAGCCGAACAAAATGCTCGAAGCGACCCAAAAGGACGGAAAGACGCTCGTTGCGAGTGAAATATATAAATCCACCTGGCAATGGCTGAACGAACGCGGCTGTGCCGCGCTCGTATCCCCGCAGCTTCTGGAACGCTACGCCATGAGCGTGGCGCGCTGGATTCAATGCGAGGAAGCGGTTACCGAATACGGCTTTCTGGCAAAGCACCCCACCACGGGCAACGCGATTCAAAGCCCGTATGTTGCAATGGGTCAGAACTACATGAACCAGACCAATCGCCTGTGGTATGAGATTTTTCAGATCGTCAAAGAAAACTGCACCGGCGAGTACAGCGGCGCGAATCCCCAGGATGATGTGATGGAGCGGCTGCTCTCGGCAAGGCGAGGAAAATAACATACACAGATTGGAGATAACCATATGCAGATAGAAAAGCTGAAAACTGACCGCCTTATCCCGGCGGATTACAATCCCCGCAAGGATCTCAAACCCGGCGATCCCGAATACGAAAAGCTGAAACGTTCCATCGAGCAGTTCGGTTATGTCGAGCCTGTTATCTGGAACAAAACCACCGGGCAGGTCGTCGGTGGGCACCAGCGTTTAAAGGTGCTGCTCGACATGGGTATCACCGAAGTCGACTGCGTGGTGATCGAGATGGACGAGGAAAAAGAAAAAGCCCTCAATATTGCGCTCAATAAAATCAGTGGCGACTGGGATAAGGATAAACTGGCTCTGCTCATTGCCGACCTGCAGGGTGCGGACTTTGATGTGTCACTCACGGGCTTCGAACCCGCCGAGCTTGACGCACTTTTCAAAGATTCGCTCAAAGACAGTATCCACGACGATGATTTTGATGTGGACGCGGAGCTTCAAAAGCCAGCCGTCACCAAGCTTGGTGATGTCTGGACGCTCGGCCGACATCGGCTGGTCTGCGGTGACAGCACCAAGACCGACACTTTTACCGCTCTGATGGACGGGAAGCTCGCAAATCTGGTTGTGACCGATCCTCCATACAACGTCAATTATGAAGGAACGGCGGGCAAAATCAAAAACGACAATATGGGAAATGAAGCGTTCTACGATTTTCTGCTGGCGGCGTTTACGAACACCGAAGCGGCAATGGCGCAGGACGCCTCCATTTATGTATTCCATGCTGATACCGAGGGCCTGAACTTCCGCAAGGCTTTCTCGGACGCGGGCTTTCAACTTTCCGGGTGCTGCATCTGGAAAAAGCCGTCGCTGGTACTTGGGCGCTCGCCTTACCAATGGCGGCATGAACCTGTCCTCTTCGGTTGGAAAAAGAAAGGTAAGCACAACTGGTACGCAGACCGCAAGCAGACCACCATCTGGGAGTTTGAAAAGCCGAAGAAAAACGCAGACCATCCCACCATGAAGCCGATTGCGCTGCTGGCATATCCCATTATGAACAGCAGCCTCACAAACTGCATCGTACTCGACCCCTTCGGCGGCAGCGGCAGTACGCTCATCGCCTGTGAGCAGTCCGACAGGATTTGCTTTACCATAGAGCTTGATGAGAAATACTGCGATGTCATTGTAAAACGGTACATCGAGCAGGCTGGGAATGCGGATGGTGTTTTAGTGATGCGCGACGGGCTGTGGTATAAATATGGCGAACTACCGGGGGTGAGCGCCGATGAGTAAGCTCACCCTCGGTTCATTATTTGACGGCTCCGGTGGCTTTCCGCTCGGTGGTCTGCTCTGCGGCATTGAACCGCTCTGGGCTTCGGAGATAGAGCCGTTCCCGATACGGGTCACCACAAAGCGAATCCCAGGGATGAAGCACTACGGAGACATTTCCACTCTGAACGGAGCGGATTTGCCGCCGGTGGATATTATCTCCTTTGGCTCACCCTGCACCGATATGTCGGTCGCGGGCAAGAGAGCCGGTTTGGACGGACGCCAATCCGTCCTTTTTTATGAAGCGATACGAATCATTAAGGAAATGAGGTGTAAGACCGATGGCAGGTATCCGAGATACGCTCTCTGGGAGAACGTCCCCGGTGCGTTCAGTTCAAACAGGGGCGGCGACTTCAAGGCGGTCCTCGAAGCGGTCGTCGGCATCGTCCAGCCGGACACCGAGGTGCCTTTGCCTGAAAACGGCAGATGGCCTTACGCCGACAGCTACATGGGAAACGGATGGAGCCTTGCTTACAGAACTGTCGACGCGCAATATTTCGGAGTTCCCCAACGCCGTCGCAGAATCTACCTTGTCGCGGATTTTGCAGGCGAACGCGCCTTTGAAATACTATTTGAGCGCGAAGGCGTGTCAAGGGATTTTACGCCGCGCGGCGCTCCGTGGCAAGGCGCTGCCCGAGATACTGAGAACGCCGCTGGAATATCAGGCGACTGCGTAACCTGTCTCAACGATAAGGGCGGCGGTTTCATGTCGGTTTCCGATGACATTGCCGCGACGCTCCGGGCCGAGGAGCATGGGCATCCGCCATGCGTCATGCAGTCGAGCGGCTTCTGCACCGAGCACAGCGCAAAGAGCCGAGGCGTTGGTTTTGAGGAAGAACGCTCGCCGACACTTCGGGCCGGCGTCGTTCCCGGTGTGGCGATTGAGCATCACCCGATGGACAGCCGCATCAAGATCAGTGAGGACGGCAAAGTCCAGACGCTCAGCGGCCGTATGGGGACGGGCGGCATGAATGTCCCACTAACCATGCAGGCCTACGGTATCTGCTCCGACAAAAGCAATTCCATGTTGTCGGACAATCCGAACAGCGGCATTTATGAAGCGGAAACCTCACGCACCCTTGATCGGAGCGGCGGTAACCCCGGCTGCAATCAGGGCGGGATTGCCGTGGTTGCACTGCAGGGTTCCATGATAGGTCGTGAAGAAAAAAACGGGCCCCAAGGCAGCGGCGTCAATGAGGACGTTAGCTTTTCTCTGACCGCCGCCGACCGTCATGCCGTCGCCTACGCTATGACGACGGGCAGTTTTGCCGAGGCGCATGAAGAAATGGCGGCGACGCTTATGGCGCGGGATTACAAGGATATGCAAATTGTGAATCAGCCGCAATACGCCGTCCGCAGGCTGACGCCCACCGAGTGCGCCCGGCTTCAGGGCTTTCCTGATTACTGGTGTTCCGACCTTGGCACTGAAAATCCGACCGAGGATGAAATTGCATTCTGGTCTGAGGTCTGGGAAACGCACCGAAAAATTAGTGGTGCCAGCGAGAAGCCCAAAAGCCGCGGGCAGATTATCAAATGGCTGAAAAATCCGCACTCAGACGCCACCGAATATAAGATGTGGGGTAACGGCGTGGCACTGCCGTGCGTCTGCTTTGTGCTGTCCGGAATTGTGTCATGTACACAAGAAGCCGCCGATAATGAACCGCTTTATTCTACACAGAAAAAGCTTGAAACAACTTGATATATAAGTGTTTTAGAGCGAATATGTGACTACAAAAAAGAAAGGCGGTTTGAAAATGGAACTCAAATACAATGTTTCGGGCAGCGAACGCAAATCATTGGTTGGTGCAATCAGCACAGTATTGGATGCCCCAACCAACTACCTCGGCGCTCCTACCTTCGCTTACGAGGTTGGCGGTTACCACATCGACAAAAACGGCACCGTTAGCTTCGACGACCTGACGGACAGCGGCGAAATCGAACGGCTCATAGAGGCTCTTTGCGAGAAAGGCTTCGAGCCCGAGGCCCAGGAAGTCACGGACGAGCTTTGCATAGAGCTTCCGATGAAGGACATCAGCAAAACGGCGGTCGAGAACCTTCGCAGGCTGACGGACAGCAAAGCGGCACTCATCAGAAAGGCTCTCAGCGCGGACAGGCTGGATATCGAGCTTACGGACGATACCATCCGTTTCCCGTGGTTCGACAGTATACCGGAACCGGAGGTCATCAATGCGGCCGCTCATCTTATCGGAAAGCTGCTCGGCGCGGCAAAGGCACAAAAGCGTGTCACCGCAAAGGAAAAGGAAACCGACAACGAAAAATACGCTTTTCGCTGCTTTCTCCTGCGGCTGGGCTTCATCGGAGCGGAATACAAAGAGGAGCGTAAAATTCTGCTGAAAAACCTCTCCGGAAGTTCGGCTTTCAAGACCGGTCAGAAAAAGGGCTTCTCGCAGGACGACCTTGACAAAGCAAAAGCTGACCCCGCTGTATGCGCTGAAATCAAAGCAATTTTGGGAGGAACCGACGATGAACAATAATTTCCCCTCAAGAGAAACCGTGGAGCGTATCCTCAAACAATATCCGGTCGGCTGCCGCGTCGAGCTGCTCCGTATGGACGATGTCCAAGCGCCTCCCATTGGCACAAAAGGCACCGTGCGGTATGTGGACGACCTCGGCAGTCTGGGTGTTGCGTGGGACAACGGCAGCTCCCTCCAAGTAGTCTACGGCGAAGATTTGTGCAGGAAACTGGAGGACACAAGCGATGGACAGTAAAGTGAAGGAGCAAATTCTCACTGTCCGTAAAACCGGGCTGACAAATATGTTTGATACCATCGCCGTTCAGCGTATTGCCCATGAAATGAGCTTCTTCGAACTGGTGATTTTTATGGAAGAGCATAGGGACGAATACGCCCGCTTTATCCTCACAGGTGAAGCATAACGGCTGTAAACTACACAATTCCGTGGGCTGTGTTCGCCCGAAAGATCGTGCAGAATATGTCCGAGTTGGTCGCGTAATTGCCTGGATATCGTGTGCTTTCAGAGTTAATATGTGACTACCGAAAGGAAAACCACACAAAACGGAGGAAAAGAAAATGAACGAAAAGCAATGGAAACAGATTGAAGAGCAGCTTCCCGCGGGCGCAAAAATCCTGCGCTGGTACACAGCCGCCGAGAACGGACAAATCAGAGTGATTGCCAAAGCCCCGACCGACGATTACGAGACCCGCTACAACGTAAGCTTTGACGCCGACGGCAACGCCAGCATTAAGAGATTTTAAGGAGGGCGCGGTCATGTGGAAAGAAGGAACCCTCAGAATTCACGACAGCGTTTTTCATTACTGGATGAAGCAGTACGACGAAGGTTCGCAATTCGGCATCGACGGCGGCAGAATCAGCAAGTTAATGCTCAAGCGTAACGGAGAAAATCGTGTAGTAACTACGACAGAGGCTGGGATGTCAAGCCCTCCGACCATGACACGCAGCTTGCCCTTGAGCTTCTGCTGCACAGCGAAAACCACTAAACCAGTTGAAAAAATAAGCCGAGGACGCGCCGGAGACGGCGTGTATCTCGTACAGATAGATTCTGAAGGCTTGCTCTTGCAAATGTGCAATTGGCAGGTCTATTTTTATGCCCGAAGGGAGGCGGCGGATATACGTAAACTCAGAAAATACGCTCCGACACGATTCAAGTCAGCGGATTCTGTTTATGCCAAATCTACTGCCGACTATGCGGTGTCTTTTATACAGGCGCTCTGCCATACCAAAGGCACGTGGGCGGGCAAGCCATTTGAACTTATCGACTGGCAGGAGCAGATTATCCGTGATGTATTCGGAACACTCAAGCCCAATGGTTACCGACAATTCAACACCGCATATGTGGAGATACCCAAGAAGATGGGAAAAAGTGAGCTTGCGGCGGCTGTTGCCCTGTTGCTCACCTGCGGCGATGATGAGGAACGCGCCGAGGTTTACGGCTGTGCCGCCGACCGCAACCAGGCGTCCATCGTATTCAATGTGGCGGCAGACATGGTGCGGATGTGCCCGGCATTGTCGAAACGGGTAAAAATCCTCGATTCACAGAAGCGGCTTATTTATCAGCCGACGGGCAGCATCTATCAGGTGCTGTCCGCCGACGTCGGCAACAAGCACGGCTTCAATACCCATGGTGTTGTATTTGATGAGCTTCACACGCAGCCGAACCGTAAGCTTTACGATGTCATGACCAAAGGCAGCGGTGATGCGAGAATGCAGCCGCTGTATTTTTTGATTACCACCGCCGGGGATAACCAGAACAGCATCTGCTGGGAGGTGCATCAAAAGGCGCTGGATATTTTGGATGGCAGAAAACACGACCCCACTTTTTACCCTGTAATCTACGGCGCCGCGCCGGAGGATGACTGGACGGACCCGAAGGTATGGAAAAAAGCGAATCCCTCCCTCGGTATCACGGTCGGAATCGACAAGGTTAAAGCCGCCTGCGAGAGTGCAAAGCAGAACCCCGCCGAGGAAAACAGCTTCCGGCAGCTTCGTCTGAACCAATGGGTTAAACAGGCGGTTCGCTGGATGCCGATGGACAAATGGGATAAATGCGCGTTTCCCGTAAACGCAGACAGCCTGCACGGGCGCGTCTGCTACGGCGGGCTTGACCTTTCGTCATCCACGGATATAACGGCGTTCGTGCTGGTTTTCCCGCCGCTTGATGAAGAAGACAAATACACCGTGCTCCCGTTTTTCTGGATACCGGAGGACAACATTGATCTGCGCGTCAGGCGTGATCATGTGAATTACGATGTGTGGGAAAAGCAAGGCTTCCTGCAGACCACCGAGGGCAATGTTGTTCACTACGGCTTCATCGAGAGCTTCATTGAGGAACTCGGTACCCGTTACAACATCCGCGAGATCGCATTTGACCGCTGGGGCGCCGTGCAGATGACGCAGAATCTCGAAAGCCTTGGCTTTACCGTCGTCCCGTTCGGTCAGGGCTTCAAGGATATGTCTCCGCCGACCAAAGAGCTTATGAAGCTGACGCTTGAGGAAAAACTCGCCAACGGCGGGCATCCTGTCCTCCGTTGGATGATGGACAACATTTATATCCGCACTGACCCTGCCGGAAATATTAAGGCCGACAAGGAGAAATCCACTGAGAAAATTGATGGCGCCGTCGCCACGATTATGGCGCTAGACCGGGCGATCCGGTGCGGCAATGAAAGCAGATCTTCGGTTTATGATGACCGGGGCATTTTGTGTATATAAAATTCACGTTCGAGTGGTTGACACCACCGCTAACGTGTGGTAGCATATTAGTGGTAGAGTTAACCACTAATGATATGAGGCGGTGTTTTTATGGACAGAATACAATTTTACCCCGAAAAAAATTTAGCGACAGCATTAAACCACGATGCTAAAAAACTTGGCGTAGCCGTAAGTACCTTGGTTACAGATATTTTGAAGAAGCATTACGGACTTATACCAATTACAGCATTATCTGAATCGGAATTGAATGCGAAGGTGTTTGATGAGGTTAAATCATATATTTCTGTTTTAAAGTCAAGAGATGAATTTGACTTATGTAAGGCGTCAGAAACATTTGGCAACATAGAGATGGCATACGCTGGTAAGCCAAGTGTAATAAGAGCAAAAATTGGTAAATGTTTTGCTAAGACTGTTGGTACACCCGGCGATTTTACAAATGTGTCTGTTAAGTTGAGACCAGATGGGAAGATTAAGAGAAATCAAAATAATGCAGCTATATACTTTGTATTATGAATTGAATTTTCAGATTAGAGCATCTATCGGAAACGATAGGTGCTTTTCTTATGCCAATTTTTTAAGGAGACGAACGCCATATGAGTATATTATCCGGGCTTTTTCACTCCCGTGACAAGCCCCAAAACCGAGTCGGTGGCGGGTGGTCGTTCCTGTTTGGCGGCACGACCAGCGGAAAGACGGTCAACGAGCGGACGGCAATGCAGACCACGGCGGTCTACGCCTGTGTGCGTATCCTATCCGAAGCCGTGGCCGGTCTGCCGCTGCATATCTACCGATATCGGGCTGACGGCGGCAAAGAGCGTATCCCCATGCATCCTCTCTACCACCTGCTTCATGACGAGCCAAACCCTGAGATGACTTCATTCGTGTTTCGAGAAACACTGATGAGTCATCTTTTGCTTTGGGGCAACGCCTATGCACAGGTAGTTCGCAACGGGCGCGGGCAGGCGGTCGCGCTCTACCCTCTGCTTCCGAGCAAGATGGACGTCAGCCGGGTGGCGAACGGGGAGCTGCTTTACACCTATTACCGCGACGCGGATGAAACCGGGCTGAATCCGAAAGGCGGATATATCACGCTCCGCCGTGATGAGGTTCTCCACATCCCCGGCCTTGGCTTTGACGGGCTGATTGGCTACAGCCCCATCGCCATGGCGAAGAACGCCATCGGCATGTCCCTTGCCACCGAGGAATACGGTGCCAGCTTTTTTGCCAACGGCGCGAACCCCGGCGGTGTGCTGGAGCATCCGGGCGTTATCAAGGATATCGGTCGTGTCAAGGAAAGCTGGAACTCCGCCTATCAGGGCAACGGCAACGCGCATAAAATTGCCGTGCTTGAGGAGGGCATGAAGTTTCAGGCAATCGGCATCCCGCCGGAACAGGCGCAGTTTCTGGAAACTCGGAAATTTCAGATCAACGAGATCGCACGTATTTACCGCGTGCCGCCCCACATGGTGGGCGACCTTGAGAAATCCAGCTTTTCAAACATCGAACAGCAGTCGCTGGAATTCGTGAAATATACCCTCGACCCGTGGGTGGTCCGCTGGGAGCAGAGCCTGCAGCAGTCGCTGATTCTGCCCTCCGAAAAGCCGTCGCTGTTCATCCGGTTTAATCTGGACGGACTGCTTCGCGGCGATTACCAAAGTCGCATGAACGGGTACGCCGTCGGCCGGCAGAACGGCTGGATGTCGGCAAACGACATCCGCGAGCTGGAGGACATGAACCGCATTCCCGCCGAGGAGGGCGGCGACTTGTATCTGGTCAACGGTAACATGACCAAACTGGCGGACGCGGGCGCGTTCGCCGGAAATCAATCAAAGGAGGCCAACGGCCAATGAAGAAATTTTGGAACTGGGTAAGGGACGAAACCACTGAGGAACGCACCCTCTATCTCAACGGCGTCATTTCCGACGAAACCTGGTGGGGCGACGAGATAACGCCCAAAATGTTCAAGGATGATCTGCTCGCCGGGGCGGGCAATGTCACGGTGTGGATCAACTCTCCCGGCGGCGACGTGTTCGCGGCGGCGCAGATCTACAACATGCTTATGGACTACACCGGGAAAATCACCGTCAAGATTGACGGGCTGGCGGCAAGCGCGGCTTCGGTCATCGCCATGGCGGGCGGCGACGTATATATGTCCCCCGTGTCCATGCTGATGATCCATAATCCCTCCACCATCGCCATCGGAGACAGCGAGGAAATGCTCCGGGCCAAGGCGCTGCTGGACGAGGTGAAGGAAAGCATCATTAACGCCTACGAACTAAAATCCGGGCTGTCCCGTCCGAAGCTCTCCCACCTCATGGACGCGGAAACCTGGATGAACGCCAACAAGGCGGTTGAACTGGGCTTTGCGGATAAAATCATGTTTGCCGAGGGCGAAACAACCGCCGCCGACAGTCTGATTTTCTCCCGCATGGCGGTCACCAATTCATTAATTAGCAAGCTGCCGAAGCAGCAAAAACCGAAAACGGGAACCCCAATTGAGTCGCTGGATAAGCGGCTCTCTTTAATTTCCCACTAATTTGAAGGAGGAACACACAATGAGTAAAATTCTTGAACTGCGCGAAAAGCGCGCCAAGGCATGGGACGCGGCGAAGGCGTTTCTGGATACCAAGCGCGGCGGCGACGGTCTGCTCTCCGCCGAGGACACGGCGACCTACGACAAGATGGAAGCGGATGTTGTGGCTCTGGGCAAGGAAATCGAGCGCCTTGAGCGCCAGTCCGTGATCGACGCGGAGTTGTCGAAGGCTACCAGTAATCCCATCACCAACACCCCGTCCAAGGGTACGGAGGAAAAAAACGGGCGCGCGTCCGCCGAATACAAAAGGTCGTTCTGGAACGCCATGCGCACCCGCGCCGGAGAGGGACTCGACCCGGTTGTGAGAAACGCCCTGCAGATCGGCACCGACACCGAGGGCGGCTACCTTGTCCCGGACGAATTCGAGCGCAACCTTGTGGAAGCCCTTGAGGAGGAGAACATCTTCCGCAGGCTGGCAAACGTCATCACCACTTCTTCCGGCGACCGCAAAATCCCGGTTGTGGCATCCAAGGGCACAGCCTCCTGGATTGACGAGGAAGGCGCTATTCCCGAAAGCGACGACAGCTTCGGTCAGGTCTCCATCGGCGCGTATAAGCTGGGCACCCTGATCAAGGTTTCCGAGGAGCTGCTCAACGACAGCGTGTTCAACCTCGAATCGTATATCTCGAGGGAGTTTGCCCGCCGCATCGGCAACAAGGAGGAGGAATCCTTCTTCGGAGGCGACGGTTCCGGCAAACCGACCGGCATCCTTGCCGCAACGGGCGGCGCACAGCTTGGCGTGACCACTGCCGGCGCCACGGCAATTACCCTGGACGAGGTACTTGACCTCTTCTACTCGCTGAAGGCGCCCTACCGCAACAAGGCCGTTTTCGTGATGAACGACTCCACTGTCAAGGCTATCCGAAAGCTCAAAGACAGCCAGGGTCAGTACCTCTGGCAGCCCTCCATTCAGGCGGGCACGCCCGATACCATCCTCAACCGTCCGCTGTATACCTCCGCCTATGTTCCCGCCATCGCGGCGGCCGCGAAAACCGTCGCGTTCGGTGATTTCAGCTATTACTGGGTTGCCGACCGTCAGGGTCGGGTGTTCAAGCGGCTCAACGAACTGTACGCGGCAACGGGTCAGGTGGGCTTCATCGCCACCCAGCGCGTGGACGGCAAGCTGATTCTGCCCGAAGCCGTCAAGGTTCTTCAGCAAAAAGCATCGTAAGGAAGGGAGTAAGGCGGCATGGCGCTGATTGACGATTTACTGCCCAAGGTCAAAGCAAACCTCATATTGGAACACGGCGCGGACGACGACCTTCTCAAAGGCTTTATCCGCGCCGCTGTTTCCTACGCCGAAAGCTACCAGCACTTACCCGCGGGCAGTTATGAGGAAACCGCCATGCCGCCCACCACCGAGCAGGCCGTGATTATGCTGTCGTCCCACTTTTACGAGAGCCGGGACGGCAGCACGGCCGGCTTTTTCGCGGACAGCGTGCAGGCCGGACAGCAGGTGTGGGATACGGTCAATCTGCTTTTGCGGCTTGACCGGGATTGGAAGGTGTGACATGAGCTACGGTAAAATGAACAGCTTTATCGACATCATCTCCGCCGCCCCGTCGAAGGACGCGGACGGCTTTGTCACCACCGGCGACCATATCATCGCGTCTGTGCGGGCATATAAGGAAGACCGCCACGGCAACGAGCGGTGGGCAAATATGGCGGCGTTCAGTGAAGCGACCGCCCTCCTCCGCTTTCGGAAGATTCCCGATGTCGAGATAACAACCGCGCTGTTTATCGCCTGTGACAGCGAGCGATACCGCATTGTCAGCGTGGAGGATGTTCGCGGGCGTGGAATGTATATTGAGGTGCTCGCGGAAAAACAGGAAGGGACGGTGCGGTAATGGCAAAAGCTGAAATAAAAATACCGGAGGATTTTTTGCTGAAGCTTTCACGCCTCGGCGACCAGACGGATACGATTATCCCTAAAGTGCTGGAGGCAGGCGGCGAGGTGGTGCTTGATAAAGTAAAAAGCAACCTTTCCTCCGTGGTCGGAAGTGGCACAAAGGAGAAAGGCCGCTCCACGGGTGAACTGGAACGCTCTCTGGGTCTTTCGCCCGCTTTGATGGACCGGGACGGAAACTTCAACGTAAAGGTCGGCTTCGCCGAACCGAGGAGCCACGGCGGCTCCAATGCCAAAATTGCCAACATCCTCGAATACGGCAAGCATGGTCAGCCGCCCAAGCCGTTTTTAAAGCCCGCGAAGACGCAGAGTCGGAGCGCCTGCATTGAAGCGATGAAGGCGAAGCTGCAAAAGGAGGTTGACGACATATGAGCATTTTAGCGGAACTGAACACCCTGCTTTCGCCGGTTCTTCCTGTGGAGACCGGCGTTTTTTCAGGCGTCCTTCCCGACGAATACCTTGTGCTCACACCAATGACAGACGAATTTGCCCTGTTCGGCGACAATATGCCGCTGGTTGATGTGTCCGAGGTGCGGATTTCGCTTTTCACCAAAGGCAATTACCTCCAGAGGAAAAAGCAGATTACCGCATCACTGCTCACGGCGGGATTTACTGTAACCGACCGCCGCTACATCGGGCATGAGGACGATACCGGCTACCACCACTACGCCATTGACGTGGCGACCAGCGTGACGCTGGACCCAATTTTGCCTGACGGCAATACCCATTCCATTTAACAAGAGGAGGAAAGAAATCATGGCAACAATCGGCCTCGACAAACTGTATTATTCAAAAATCACCGAGGATTCCAATGGTCAGGAAACCTACTCAACGCCCCTCGTACTCGCCAAAGCCATCACCGCCGAACTCTCGGTGGAGCTGGTGGAGGCGATACTGTACGCGGACGACGGCGCCGCCGAGGTGGTAAAGGACTTCAACAGCGGCAAGCTTACCCTCGGCGTGGATGATATCGGCCCGGCGGCAGCGGCGGATCTGACCGGCGCTTCCACCGACGACAACGGCGTACTGGTTTCCGCCAGCGAGAACGTGGGAAAGCCGGTCGCCGTGGGCTTCCGCGCGCAGAAGGCAAACGGCTCCCTACCCGCTATTTCTGGCTGTACCCGCGTGAAATTTGGTCCTGCCCGCGACCAACCTGCAGACCAAGTCGGATTCCATCACCTTTTCCACGCCTACTATCGAAGGAACTGTCATGCGCCGGAACAAGCTGGACGCCTTTGGCAAGCACCCGTGGAAATCGGAGGTTACGGAGGGTGACGCCGGGGTGGCCTCCGCCACCATCACCGGCTGGTTTACCGAAATCTATGAACCGGTCTATACGCCGGGATCGTAAGGAGGATGCGGAATGGATACGGAAAGAAGCGCCGTTATCAATATTGGCGGCACGGAGTATGAGCTGGTGTTGACCACCCGCGCAACCAAGGCGATTGCGGGACGGTACGGTGGGCTGGAGAACCTCGGCGAGAAGCTGATGAAATCCGAGAATTTCGAGATGGCGCTGGATGAGATTGTGTGGCTGCTAACCTTGCTCGCAAACCAGTCCGTCCTGATTCACAACCTGAAAAACAAGGATACACCAGAGGACTTGCTTACTGAAGACGAGGTTGAATTGCTCACCTCACCCCTTGATCTGGCGGCATACAAGACCGCCATCACGGAAGCCATGTTCCGGGGCACCAAGCGAAACGTGGAAAGTGAGGACGAGGATTCCTCAAAAAACGCAGTAGTTGGCAGGCGGCCTCCGCCCGGGTAAGCGACGCGGAGTTGTTTACCCGGCTTCTTTATTACGGAACGGTGCAGATGGGTATGTGCGCGGAGGATTTCTGGCTCATGCCCATCGGTCTGTTCCTTGATCTGTGGGCCTGCCACAAGCAGTTTATCGGCATGGAAAAGCCGAAGAAAACCCGGACGATTGACGATATCATACCGCCGGGTATTTAAGGGAGGTGAGCACAAATGGCGGACGATTTTGGACTGAAAATAGGCGTCGAGGGCGAGAAAGAATTCAAAAAGGCGCTTTCGGATATCAACCAGAGCTTCAAGGTTCTCGGTTCGGAAATGCAACTGGTCACCAGTCAGTTTGACAAAAACGATAAATCCGCGCAGGCGCTTACCTCCCGCAACGAAGTCCTCAATAAGGAAATTGACGCGCAGAAGGGCAAAATTGAAACCCTGCGCGCCGCCCTTGACAACGCCTCCGAATCCTTCGGCGAAAACGACCGCCGCACCCAGAACTGGCAGGTTCAGCTGAACAAGGCGCAGGCGGAGCTTAACGGCATGGAGCGCGAGCTGACCGATAACGAGAAAGCCCTCGACGGCATGGGTCAGGGAGAGGACGAAGCGGCAAAGTCGGCCGATGGCCTCGGGAACGAACTCAAGGATAGCGGTGACGAAGCGGAAAAATCCGGCTCCAAGTTTGAGAAGCTGGGCGGTGTCCTCAAAGGCGTGGGCGTGGCGATGGGTGCGGTTGTCGTTGCGGCGGGAGCCGCCGCCATG